TTATACAGGCGATGAGTTAGGACAAAAGGAAATAGAGGTGAAATAAATTGAGTCAAGAGATTACGACAAAAATATGGGATTTATACAATAAAGGTATTGATTATATCAACAAAATAAATTTAGTCAATAAAACAGATAAATGTCATAGATTTTTTAATGGCGATCAATGGCACGGAATTAAAGCTGATAATGAAGAACTACCTATTTTGAACTTTATAAAGGGAGTAGTTAAATATAAAGTTGCTACTGTGGCACAAAATACAATGTCTGCGATATTTTCTCCTATGGATAATGGCGATGCAGAAGCTATAAAGGCTTGTGAAGCACTTAATAAACATTTTTCTATTATGTGGGAAAGGTCAAAAATGGATAGCCTTTCGTGGAAGATAATAAAAGATGCGTGTATTCAAGCAGATGGATATATCTTCTTTGGAAAGTCTGATGTTTCTGAAGGACAGCTTGTAGATAATGTTAATGTATTACTTGGCGATGAGCAAAATTCAAATATACAGGCACAACCTTATATTATTATTGTTGAAAGAAGATTTATTAAGGATATGAGGAAGGAAGCTAAAGCTAATGGCATATCAAAGGAACAAATAGAGTTAATTGTTTCAGATAATGAGAGAAGTCATCAACTTGGCGATAAAATGGAAATTGATTATAACAGCGATGAGGGGAAAGGCTTATCATTATTGTATTTATATAAAGATGATAATGGTTTTGTTCATATAGCTCGTTCTACAAAGTATGTGGAGTATCAACCTGATACTATTTTGACTGCAAAAGATCCTAATGCTGAAGAAACAGCAACTCCGGTAGGATTAAAAAGGTATCCTTTAGTAAATTATATTTGGGAGGATAAAAAAGGTAGTGCAAGAGGATGTGGAGAGGTTGAATTTTTAATGCCAAATCAGCTTGCATTGAATAAAAATTTAGCAAGGAGATTTATTGCAGTAAAACAATGTGCGTTCCCTAAAGTAGCATATTTAGAAAATTCAATAAGTAATCCTGATGAAATTGATTTAATTGGAGCGAAGATTGGAATAAAAGATGGAAATGCACAAAATATTCAAAATTATATAGCATATCTTAATCCGGCAGTTGTAAGTCCTGATGCAAGGAATTTGTCTGATGAACTTATGACAGAATCAAAAGAACTTGCAGGTGCAGGTGATGCAGCAATGGGGCAAGTAGATCCAACACAAGCCTCCGGAAATGCTATTATTGCAACAAGAGATCAGGCTGCTTTACCACTTAATGAACAGATTGCAAAGTATAGACAATTTGTAGAGGATTTAGCTTTACTTTGGTATGACATTTGGGTAGCATACAATCCTAATGGATTATCTGTGCAGATGGACGATAATCAGACAATGACTATTTCTCCTGAATTACTTGCAAGAATGAAGATAAATGTCAGAATTGATGTATCGCAAAACAATCCATTTAGTAAATATGCACAAGAACAATCGCTTATTAGTTTATTATCAAGTCAACATATAAGTTTTGAGGAATTTATAGATGCTTTAGATGATGGCTCTGTAACTCCTAAAGGCAAATTGAAAGATATAATAAACAAAAGGCAAGCACAAGTTGAAAGTGAAGAAAAGGTTTTAATAGCACAGCAGCAACAAGAAATTGCTAAACTTACTGATGCTTTAAATCAATCCACAAATATATTAAGCGGAGGTGGACAAAATGCGATGCAGTCAATGTGATATAGAGATGATGGTTGATAGTGTAGTAAAGACGGATAATAGCGAAACTTTTAATTATAAGTGCCGCAATCCGAAGTGCAGTAATTATGGATATGGAGGTGCAGAAAATGAAAGAGAAAGCAATAAAGATGAGTGAGGAAGAGAAAAGATGGCAAGCCGAAGATGATGCAAGGGCATTAAAAGCCTATGCTGAACTTGTGAAAAACAAATCAAGAATGGCGGCTGCAAGAAAGAAACTCGAAGAACAGCAAAAAGATATAAATACAGCAATTAAATTATCAAAGTAAAGTAAAAGTGCTATTAACATAGTGCTTTTTTATTTTAAATTCGCAGGTAATAGCGTAAAAATCCAAAATGAAAGGAGTCCAAATGGAGGATGTAAATTTAAGCGTAAACAATCCGGAAGTCGCTGAAACGGAAACAGATGTGCAAGAATCAGGTGTAAAAGAGCAGGAAGTCACCGAAACTGCAACAGTTGAAGAATCAAAAGAAAGAGACTATCAAAGAGATGCAGATTTTGCTGCTATGCGTAGAGCATTAGAAGCAGAACAGGCAAAGTCAGCTAAATTTGAGAAGGAAAGAGATAGACTTGTTCAATCATTAGGCTATTTTGATTTTAAAGGTAAAGATGCTGATGAAATTGCAGATGCAGCAGAAGCACATTATCGAGGAAAAACTGTTGATGAAATCAGAAATGAGAGAATTGCACAGCAAACAAGGATAGATGCAGAAAGAGCAAGAGATGCCGAACTTGAGTATTACAGGCAAAGAGAAATTGAAAGAGTTATGGATGAGGATTTGAAACAGATCCAAAAAGTAGATCCAACTGTAAAGTCTATTTCCGAGTTAGGGGATAGATTTTTTAATATGATTAAATCCGGTGTTAATGCTTTGGATGCGTTTAATGCTATTCGTACAACTGATAGTGCAACTAAAAAGATGCCACCTCCTGAGATAGGGAAGATAAATTCTTCAGATAAAGGAGAAAAAACTTACTATTCGCAGGATGAAGTTGATGCAATGATAGCAAGTAATTCAAAGGATTTAGATAATCCTGATATTTTAGCAAAAATAAGAAAATCAATGACAAAATGGTAAAGGAGAGGATTTTAAATGAGTTATGCAAATTTTAAAGAGACGATTTGGAGTAAATATATCCAACACGAAAAAGAAAAATTATTAACATTTAAGGCTGATTGTGATTATAAGTTTGAAGGAGAAGCTAAACAAGGTAAGCAAGTAAAGATTTTAGGAGTAGGAAGACCTACTATTAAAACTTATGTACCTGGTACAGAAATTGATGGAGCTGAAACTCCTGATGATAACAGCATCTTCTTAAATATTGATCAATATGATTACTTCAACTATGGAGTGGACAATATTGACAAGGCACAATCTAAAGAAGGTTTAATGGAAGCATTGGCTGAAGAAACTACAAGAGGATTGGCAGAAAAAGAAGATGCGTATATCGCTAAAATTGCTGCATTAGGCACAATAGAAGGCGGAATAAGTGAAAGTACAGCTATTACTACAAGTACAGCTGCTAAAAAAGCAATAGACAATGCTTTTGAATGGTTATGGAATCATGGTGTTACTACAAAGGATAAAGTTACAATGTACTTACCTGCATGGTTATACATCCTATTCCAAGATAAATTGATTGAATTAAAGACTCAAAACGATAGCTTAATTGCTAAAGGTGTTTTGGGTCTTTATAATTCTGCAAATGTTAAAATGTCAAACCAACTTTACAATGATGGAACAGACGATCATATTGTAATTAAGACTTCTAAAGCTATTGCGTGTTGCAATGGTATTGACAAATTAGAAGCATACAGCCCTGAAAAGAGCTTTATGGATGCTGTCAAAGGACTTAATACATATGGAGCAAAGGTTATTAGACCAAAAGAACTATATGTAATCAAAGCACACAAGTAATCAATGGGGAGGAAAAACCTCCCCTTTATTATTTTAAAGGAGTGATTTACATGACACTAAAAGATGCAAAAGAAAAGGTTATGGTTGCCTTAGATGAAGTAGAAAGTTCAGATTTACTTCAGAATATAGAAGATTATGAGAATAAAATGCCACATATATTTGATAGTGTGCAGAGAGAATTGGCGATGTATTGCAAACCGATAGAAAAATGGGCAGATATGACTGTTATTGATGGTTGTGTAGAACTTCCGACGGATTGTTACGAATTTAAGAGATTGTATTTTAAGAATAGTACGGTTAGTTTTGATGTGATAAATAAAAAGATATATACGGAAGATGGCAATTATAAAGGCTTTTATTATGCGTATCCTTCTGTTATAGATGAAACTACTGAAGAAGATTATGAATTTGAGATAGATTTAGATGCACAGGAAGCTATGATTTATGGTGTATGTGCAGGGTTATGTATCAACGATGATCCTGAAGCATACGATGTTTATTTAGAAAAATACAACACTTGTGTTGTTAATATAGAGAATAGGAAAAATGCACAAGCTAAAATTAGAATAACAGGCGGTGTTTTATTATGATTGTTAATACTAACAGAAGGAGAAGAACTTTAGAGAGGAAAACTTCAATTTATGGCGGTTTTAGAGGTGTGGATTTCTCTGTGGATGCTTCTTTAGTAGATAAAAGCAGAAGTCCTTATGCTCCTAATCTTATTTCAGATATTGGGGGGATGCCGGAAAAAAGATTAGGATGGAGAGTATTACATACTTTAGAAAAACCCATAAATGGCTTGTGGTACGGAGAAATAAAAGGGCAAAAATCGTTTATCGCACACGGAGGAACGAAGATATATAAGTTTACAGCAACATCATCTGAAGTAATAAAAGAAGGTATTGCAAGTGCTAAATCAAAGGCTTTCTTTATGCGTTCCGGTGATGATACAGGAAAAATGTATATTTTAACCGGAAGTGAATTTCTTTGTTATGATGGAGAAAGCTGCAAAAATGTTTCTGAAGATGCTTATGTTCCTACTGTAATTATTTCAAGGAATCCAACCGGCGGAGGTACTGTTTATGAATCTGTAAATTTGTTGAGTCCAAAAAGGATAGATAGCTTTTTAGGGAATAGTACAGATAAGGTATATCAGTTATCTGCAAATAATATAGAGAGTGTGGATAAAGTTGAAGTAATGAATAGTGAAGGTACTTTTGAAACAATAACAACAGGATTTACAACGGATTTAGTAAGTGGAAAGATTACATTTACGGAAGCTAAAACTCCACCGGTAACAGGGCAGGATAATGTAAAAATAACTTATTCAAAGACAGTAGAGGGGTATGCTGATAGGATAAATAAATGTACTATTGCAGATTTATATGGATTAGGCGGTAGCAATAGAGTATTTTTAAGCGGAAATCCTGATTATAAGGCTTATGATTGGTATAGTGATATATTTAAACCTAACTATTTTCCTGATTTGGCTTATTCGATTGTAGGAACTTCAGATACAGCAATTATGGGGTATCAAAGACTTGGTAAATATCAAATTGTTACGAAAGAAGATAATCAGCAAGATAGTACAATTTTTCAGAGATGGGCAACTCAAAATGATGATGGTAGTGTAACATTTAGCATAGAACAGGGAATTGCCGGTATAGGTGCTATTTCTAAAGATTGTTTTGGCACTCTTGCAGATGAGCCATTATTCTTATCAAGACAAGGGATTTATGCAATAACTTCAAACAATATATTAGCAGAAAGAACAATAAGAAATCGTTCATTCTTCGTTGATGCAAAATTAACTAAAGAAAGCAATTTAAAAGATGCTGTTGCCTGTGAATGGAACGGCTTTTTTATTGTCTGCATAAACGGAAATGCGTATATATTAGACAGCAAGAATAAATCATATAAAGAGAGATCCTCTGTATCGTATGACTATAATTATGAGTGCTATTATTGGACTAATATTCCAGCTGTATGCTTGTTAAGTGTTGCAGGAGAATTGTATTTTGGAACAGCAGACGGACAAATATGCAAATTCAATACAGATATATCTGATATGCGTAGATATAGTGATGATGGCAAGGCAATAGTAGCAATATGGACTACTAAAAATGATGATGATGGCTCACCACATTTGTATAAAACGATGCAGAAAAAAGGTTGTATGGTTACAATAAAGCCTTATACAAGGTCTTCAGCTAAAATATATTTAGCGAAGGATGGAGATCCTGAAAAATTGGTAAAACAAGAGAATATGGATATATTCGATTGGAATGATATTGATTTTGATAGATTTACTTTTAATACAAACGATAGTCCTCAAGATATTTTTATGAGAGCAAAAGTGAAAAAGTATAAGAGACTGCAAATAATTATAAAAAATGATGCAGAAAATGAAGGTTTTGGCATATTTCAGATTGCCAAAACCTTTGTTTTTGGAAATTATGCTAAAAAATAGCAGGAAGGAGTAATGTAATGGGAACAAATATTTATTCAGGGATGACATCCGCACAAAGAGATAATGAAAGAAAGTATTTAAGCAATTTGCAGAAAAGTGGTAATTCAGGAGAGAAAGCATGGGCATCTAATCAGTTAAAACAATTAAATTCTGCAAGTAGTTCAAGCAGTTCGAGCAGTTCAAGTTCATCAAAGACTACATCATCAAGTAAAACAAGTTCTTCAAAATCGTCTTCGAGTTCTTCAAAATCTTCATCATCTAACTCTAATAGGTATAACACAACAGTTACCAAAAAAGATGGTACAACAGCTTCAGGATATATCGAGAATGGAAAGAGTTATTATTCAGATGGCACAAGAATATCAGCAGGAGATAGTGTTGTAGATGCACAAGGGAAAGTTTGGACAATGGGAGGAAATTCTGATCCGGATGCAGGATTAAGTATGAATGATTATTTGGCTAAATACGGAGTGTCAAATTCGGCTTCAAACAGCAATAAAAAAGTTTATTATGATGAAGATGACGATTATGAAAGAGAAGAAAGCGAAAATCCGTATGATGCTTATAAAGAGTATATGCAAAAGCAGTATGAAGAACAGCAAAGGGCAATAGAGGAACAAAACAGATTAGCAGTAGAGCAAGGTGTAAATAGATTAAACGCACAAAAAACTAACATAAATAAAGCTGCTGATGATAGTGCAAGACAAGCATATATTCAATTTATGCAACAGAAAAAGGCTTTACCTCAACAGTTGGCAAGTCAAGGTGCAACAGGCGGAGCAACAGAATCAGCAAATTTAGGTTTATCTACAACTTATCAAAATAATGTTAATACAATAAATCAAAATAAGGCTAATTCTTTGCAACAAATAGATAATGCAATAGTGGATTTAAAAAATTCCGGAGATTTAGCGACTGCCGAGCAAGTAATTGCTAATAATAATGCTGCTATAAATGCTTACAAAGAGGCTTTCGCACAAAAACAATCATATAATCAATGGGCAACAGAATTTAATGCAAATCGTTCTGATGTTGCAGATAGTATAAATTATAGGGATAAGGTATATGCAGATCAGATGGCACAACAGGAATTAGAGAATAAATGGTATGCAGATACATATAGCGATAGCAAAAAGCAAGAAGAAACTAATAGAGTAATAACATTATTACAAAGCGGAATGGTTGATGCTAATTATGCTGCTACCTTGTTAGGTGTTCCGGTAGAACAAATAAATAGCTATGTAGAGTATATTAACAAAATGAGAAATTTGGATTTACAAGCTCAACAAGCAAGTATAAATAACACTTATTCAACTATAAATAACAGAAATAACTCATCAGGCGGAAGTAGCACAACAAATAGTGGAAATGGTAGTGCTAATAATTATTATAATTTAGCAACACAGATAAATAATATGTATGCAAGTAATACGACCGGAAAGAACGCAGGAGATGCAGTTATAGTTGACAATGGAATGGGTGGTTATACCATAAATCCTAATATTAGTAGAGGATCATATTTAGATTTAGTTATTGCAAGAGCTTTTGACAGTAATATGTCTGATAGTGAAGTAAAAACATTCTTAAATAATTTAGGAATAAGCGATACTGAAATATCAAGAGTAGCAGCATATTATCTAAAATAGGAGTGGGGTGCTGAAATGGCAAGAAATAAAGATTTTTTTGTAAATAACTCATCAAAAAGAGATAGAAGTTTTTTTGTTAAAGAGGAAAAGCCTGTTAAAACTTCAATATCTACTAAAGTTCCGCAAGTAGATACTGTTAAAAAGACTAATATTGAAAATAGAATGTCTGAACTCGATAAATTGATGAAGGATACAGATACTAAATTGAGAAGAATTGGCTATACAGAAGCAGAAAGAGCTGATTTCCAAAATCAATATAGTACATATAAGCAGGAATATTATTCATTGAAAAAAGAGCTTGATGCAATGACTCCGGTTAATATTAAAGTTTCTACTCCTGATCCGAATACTCCAAAGGCTTATTTTAGAAATCCGGTTGAGCAGAGTGCAGGAGATAAAGTTGCTAACTTCTTTAAGGTAACAGTACCTGAAGCAGCAGAGGATGCGTGGGATAATATTAAAGAGCCATTTACAGGTCCGAGCCTAAAACAAGTTATGACTGAAGCTAAATTAAGTCCGAAATTGCTTGTGGAGGATGCTAAAATACAAATGGAGAAAGAAGATCCTACAAGAGAAGATTATGCTTTAGTTAAGCAAACGCAAGAAGCTATAAAGAAATATGGTATGCCTGATTCTAATATTAGAGCTATTACTGAAGATACTACTAAATTACAAGAACAACTAAAATCTGCCGAGAAAACTTGGCAGGTTTCTCCGGTTGATGCAGCAGTAGCGAATACAGGTGCAGCAGCAGTAAGTATTTTTGGAAATTTAGGAAGTTTTGCTAATTCATTAGGAGCTGATAAAGTTCCTTTATTAAGAGAAGTTACTAATTTTGCAGTTGATGGTGCTAAAAAGGCACAAGAAAACGCACAGCAATATAATAGAGGAAGCTATGGTGAAGCATTAGGAACAGTTACACAAGGAATTGTGAATTTAGTTCCTTATTTTGTGTTAGGAACAGGAAAAGCAGCAGTAAAAGGAGCAACTGCTGTAACAAAATACGGAAAATATATTGAGCCGATTATCAAAAATCCTTCGTTTTGGTATAGCTTAACAAGTATGTGGGGAAATAAATATCAAGAGAAATTGGATGAGGGAAATAATAGATTTCAGGCTTTAGGAAATGCGATTATATATGCTTTACCTGCTGCTTTGATTGAAGTTAGCGGAGGTATTGGTGCTAAAGGCAAAGAGACACAATCATTATTAAGAACAATGGGCGAAGAAATCGGTGAAGAAATTGCACAAGATATAATGAGTGGTGTTTCTGATAAAATAGTTACTAATCACGATTTACCGGTATTTTCAACTACTGAAGATGCAATCATAAATCCTCAAAATATTGCTAAAACTGCACTTTATACTGCACCTATTGTTGCAATCGGTGGAGGAGCTAACAGGGTAGTAAACAATGCTATTTCTAACAGAACAGCAACTCAACAGAATACACAATCTGCTGAATCTGTGCAGAATGATGCAGAGGTTATGCAGAGCAAAAATGAGAATCAGCAACTTGCATTACCTTCAGCTAAAATATATGTTGATGAGCAAGGAAATGCGATGAATACGGAACAATATTCTCAATTAGATGTTAATCCTGAAGCATTTAGAAAAAGAACAGCTTTAATCAATGATATAAATAAAACTCTAAATTTATCTAATGTTGAAAAGGCAGATTTACTTGATACATTGAATAAAACAGAGTTGACTGCTGAAAACGAAGAAGGTATGAGAAATATTTTGAATGTTTTGGATAATCCTGAAGCAGTAGAAATTCCTTCAGCATCATTGGAGAATATAAGTAGTAATTTTAATCAAAATAAAGCTAAATATGCCGAATATGCTAAGGATATTGCTGAATATGATACAAAATATATCGAAAACGCAAAAAACATTGTAAAAACAAAAAATGGAAAGCGAACAAAAGAACAATGGCTGCAAGTCGCAAAAGCATTAGGAAGTCAGATATATGAAATGAATGATGCAGATGTTGAAATGTACGCATATAAGTCTTGGATAGATAATAAACCTAACAACAAAAATAATCTAAATAGACAAGGCAAAAAATATGTTAAATTCACAATGGATGAGTGGGTAAATACAGTATATGATACAGTAAGAAACAGTAGAAATACAGTTCAATCATCTAATGTAGAAGAAAATAATGTTTTACCAACTCAAATAGAGGATCAGCAAGAGCAACCGATTAACTATTCTCCTGTTAATTCAAAACAAAAACTTGAAATGCGTAATATTGCTTCAGATAGTAATGGCAGAGTTCAAATTTTACCTACTCAAAAGGTGCAGGAAACAGTAAGAAGTGCTAAACTTGCAGGTATGACAGATGTTGATGTAAAGAGAGCGACAGAGTTAAATAACGCAATAAATAGTGGTGCGAAGTTGATGTTTTATGATCCGGATAATATACCTGCTATATTACAAGGACAGGATATTGATAAAGCTAAAATTGCTAATGGCTTTTATTCAAACGGAACGATATGGATAAACAAAAATAGCGATAAAGTTGTAGAAACAATTTTAGGGCATGAATTAACGCATCATCTTGAAAGTACAAATAGTTATAATGATTTAGCGAATACTATAATGGATAGTGATGTTTTTTATAGTTGGTTAAAGAGTAAAGGATATAAAAATCTTGCAGAATACAAGAAATCATTATCAAACAACTATGCTGCTGAAGATATAGATTATGAAGTTGTTGCTAACTTTGTTCAGGAAAAATTGTTTACAGATCAAAACACTATAAATTCACTTGCAAAGACTAACAGAAATGTATTTGATAAGATTAAACAATGGATTGATGATATGCTTGTGAAGTTTTCAGGAACTGCTGAAGAAAAAGAGTTAAGGAAGATACAAAATATGTATAAAAAGGCTCTTGAACAGGCAGGAGGAAATAATCAAAATAGCAATATACAATATTCTATTGCAGGTACTAATGCTATGAATAATATTAACGATAGCGAATTAAATGAAGCATATAATCAGGCTATTTTAATGAGTCAAAACAATGTAGATAATGAAATAATAAGACAAAATACAGGTTGGTTTCAGGATAGAAATGGCGATTGGAAATTTGAGTTTTCTGATAAATATATGAAGTTAAAGGAAAATGTAAAATTATCCGATAACAAGACATATAAACTTGGTGATATATTAGAACACGATGCTCTATTTATTGCTTATCCGGAATTGGCTAATTATAATGTTGAAACTGCTAAATTAAGGACAAATGCAGCTTTTATAAGTCCGACAAAGACAATCCTTCTTAATAACAAGCTAAAAAGTAATAATGCGATTGAAAGTTCTTTAATTCATGAGATCCAACACGCAATTCAAAAAATAGAAGGTTTTGAAACAGGTAAAAGCACAAAATTTAGTAGATTGGCATATTATGAGAGTTTAGGAGAAATTGAAGCTAACGATACAAGAAAGCGATTACAAGAAGAAAGAAATGGCTTATTAAACAGAAAGCAAGTAGCTCCTGAATCATCAAAAGCTAATCCTCAACACGAAAGATTAAGCGGATATTTAGAAAATAGAGGAACAGCCGATGCGATAAAAGATAGCATATATCAGTATTTTAAGAGGGGGAAATCTACCTATGAAGAAACTATGCAAGATGATAGAGAAGATGTGCGAGAAGCACAAATTTATTCGCAAAGTAGTGAACAAAATAGCCGGTTGGTGGATGGCAGAAGAAGTGTAAGAGCAGGTGAGCAACCTGCTTTTTCTATATCTGAAAGTCAACAAGAGGTATTAAAAAGATTAAATGATGACTTTGAATTATATTCTAAAGTGCGTGAAGATGCTTATAATAAACGAGACGAAGTAAAAAAACAGTATTTTGATATAATAAATAGTCAAGAGTACAAAGATGCATGGAACTATGTAAAAGGTTTAAAAGATTCAAATGAAATTCTAAATTCAAAAGAATATCAGATTATGGTAGAAGCGGAAAGATTAAAAAATAAAGCAAGGGAATATCAAGAAGAAGCTGATATTGCTTATGGAGAAATGGAAAGAATATCATTAGCTTTAGTTGAAGAAGAAAAATCACATAGAAATCCATCTAAAGCTATTAAACAGGCTAAAAAGAGTTTTGGAGTTACCACAAACTTCAAAGAAGCAGGATATTTGTTGCAAGATGGTAGCTTGTTAGATTTATCAGGAAAGAATCAAGGTGGAACTCCGGGAAGAAGAACTTTAGACCATAGGGAAATAAATGAAGTAGGGTATGATATGGCTGAATTTATTGACATTGGTAATATAAGACTTCAACCGGAAAGCAATGGCTTTGAATTGATGCACGAGCCAACAGAAAAACAATATGCAACATTAAAAAGATATATAGAAAATGCTAATGGAGAAGTTTTTATAGACATATATAAAAACAATAAGATGGCACAATATGATAGTAAAGAATATCCTAAAAATACTTCTGCTGCAAAAATAATAAGCGATATACAGTATTATTTTAAGAATGGCAGTTTTCCGTATGAAAGTGATTTGCAGAAATACAGGACACAATTTTCTATTTCTGAAACTGATAGTCAAGGCAGAACACTATCTAAAGAGCAACAATCATATTTTAGAAATAGTAAAGTAATGGACGATAATAACAATTTGAAAGTGGTATATCACGGAACAAATAGAGCCGGATTCACAGAATTTAATCGAAATGTTAATTATTTTACTGATAATAAGAATGTAGCAAACACTTATACAGGCAATGAAGGGATATATGAAGGGTATTTAAATATTACTAATCCTGTAACTATTGATGCAAATAATGAAAAATGGTCAATGATTGCGGTGGATAATATAACTATTGAAGGAATAGATGATGTTCAGGAGTTCTTAAATAACTATGGTGCTTCTACATGGAAAGAAAAAGGAATGATGCGAACATCTACTGCTGATTTAGTTATGGCAATAAGCGATGCAATAGATGAAGGAGATATTTCAGCAGACGGAATTATAATAAAAAATATTTATGATGAAGGTGCGTATAGTGCTAAAGCAGGAGAGCATTTAGGAACGGATTATATAGTATTTAATTCTAATCAATTTAAGAATATAACTAATGAGAAACCTACTTCAAATCCTGATATAAGATTTAGCAGAAATCCTGTTGAAATTGCTAAAAATCCACCTAATCCTCAAAGTGGGTTAGATCCATTACAAAGAATGAGCAGAGAAAAAGAGGGCAATAAACAAAGTAGTTTTACAAGGAATATCTATAATCAGAATATTTTTGATGATGCTTTCAAAGATTTAGCTTTAGATGATAAAAATATTAGAACTTATGAAAGTATTTCAAATAAAGAGACTTTACAACAAGCAAACGATGCAATCAATGAGCAAGGGCAAAAGTGGGTAGATAGATTCCTTGAAAAGCCTAATGGAGAGATGAAAGCTACTGATATTGCCGGTGGATTTATTCTTATGAATAGATACCAACAAGTTGGCGATTATGAAAGTATGATAAGAATTGCTGAAAAGTTAAGAAAAGCCGGAACACAGCAAGGACAAACAATTCAAATGTTCTCTGTACTTGGAAGAATGACTCCTGAAGGAATGACTTATTATGCACAAACAGAATTAAATAAAGCATACGATGAGATCCTAAAAAATAAGACACAGGCTTGGGCGGATGAACATTCAGACGAGTTTAAACTAAAAGAAAAGGACATAGAATTTATCCAAAGACGAGTTAATCAGGCTTCTAAACTTCCTGAAGGTAGAGATAAGTATGTTTTACTTGGGGAGATTGCAGCAAGGATACAAAGTAAAATTCCGCCACAAGCAGGGCAAGGATTAAAAGCATTAGCAAGAAATTCTATGTTGTTAAATCCAAAAACTATGGTGCGAAATGTTTTAGGAAATGTTGTTATAGCACCATCACATATTACTGCTGATTTTATAGGTAGTGGTATTGATAAAGCTATTAGCAAGAAAACAGGAGTAAGAACAACAGGAGGATTTGATGTTAAATCCCTCAAAGGAGTAAAAAAAGGTTTTTACGATAGCTTTGATGATTTCAGAAGAAAGATAAGTACAAGAGAAATGGGTGGAGATAGATTTGAAATAGGAAAAGGCGGAAAGAGCTTTTATGAAAATCATACAGGAAAATTCTCTGCTCCACGAAATGCTTTATCTAAAGCACTAAATGGATTAGATAGAGTAACAGGTTATTTATTAGAGTCCGGAGATAGACCATTTTATGAAACTTGGTTTATAAATTCACTCAATAATCAAATGAGACTTAATAATGTAACAGATCCAACTGCTGAAATGATAGAAATAGCGACAGATGAAGCCCTACAAAGAACTTGGCAGGATAACAATACATATACAAAAGCTGTTAATGGTGTAAGAAATAGCTTAAATAAAGTAAATATAAAAGGTTATGGTTTAGGCGATATGGTTATGCCATTTGTTAAGACTCCGGCTAATTTAACTAAATCTGTTGTAGATTTTTCTCCACTTGGAGCAATAAATGCTGCGATAAAAACAAGTAGATTTAACAAAGATATTAGTAAAGGAGTTGCAACAAGTAAGCAACAAAGGGAAGTTGTAAAGGCTTGGTCGCAAGTAATAACAGGAACTCTCGGAATGGCTATAATGACAGCATTAGCAGATAAGGGAATACTTATTGGTGGTAGTGATGAGGATAAAGATGTTAGAAGTTTTGAACAAAATATATTAGGCATAAAACCATATTCAATAAAAATTGGTGATAAAACCTATACTTATGATTGGGCACAGCCTTTAGGAACTTCAGCAGCAATGGTAACAGATACAGTAAAGAGTTTGAAAAATGTTGATGCGACAGAAGATAAAGTTGCTGCTTTATTGAAGGGAATGCAAAGCGGTGCAAGTGTGTTGTTAGATCAATCGTTTGTTAGTGGTATTAGAAATTTATTCGAGGAAGATAATTTGATAAATGCTTTAATTGAAACAGGCTTTAATGAAGGTGCTAAATTTACACCTCAATTTTTATCACAATTAGCTCAAATACAAGACGATACCGCAAGAACAAGCTATGTATATAATAATATTCCACAGACTGCAATAAATAAGGTTAAAGCTAAAATTCCCGGATTAAGGCAAACATTAGAGCCGAGTGTTGATGTTTTAGGTAGAGAAGTAAAAACTAACAATAGTGTTGGAAATGTGATGTTTAATCCTGCAAATACAGCTTTTGCACGAAGCACTAAAGCGGCTGAAGAAATGTATAGTGTATATCAAGAAACCGGAGATAAAGCGACGATAGCACAAGTTGCACCATATTATTTTAATGTCAATGAAGAAAAAATAGTATTAACTCCAAAACAGAGAACACAATATCAAAAAACTACCGGTAAAATCGCTTCAGATGGTGTCGAAAACTTATTAAAGAATAAACACTATACAAATTTAGATGCAAGTGATAAAGCAGAGATTCTAAAGGATTTATATGCGTATGGTAATGCTATGGCAAAAAAAGAGGTTACTGAAAAATATAATTTACCTACTGAATATGCCAAAATTGAACAATCAGGAATATCTCCTGAAGAATATATTTTGATGAAATATATATCTAATTTAGATGGAACTAAAAAAGATGATATGTATAATTCTTTAATATCAGCAGGATACTCACAAAGAAAGGCAGAGAACTTTTTAACAGAGTATAAAGGTTATAAGTATAGTACAAATGGAAAAGACACTTTACCGACATTGTCGAGCAAAAGAAGTGGATTACCAACACTGAATAAATAGAGAGGTTAAAAGCCTCTCTATTATTATAAATTTTAAGAAAGGAGAGTAAAAAATGGGTTTTAAAAAATTTACTACGGATGTAAAAAATGTTTCAGCTTTACCTAACAAAATGCAAAATAGAGCAGAAGAATTGAAAAAGACTTTTGATAAAGGCGATGAAGATCAACAGGCTGCATTTAATGGGTTAATTGATGAATTAGAAAGTGAAGTTGCAGCAGGATATATCGGTGCTATAAATCCTAAAACACAGGAGAATAGCAATGTGCAAGATGTGTTAGTATCTTTTAGTGGTAGAGTTGATAAATTGGATGAAGGAAAAGAAGGACTAATAAAAGATGTTGTGGAAGGAACTGAATTAGCAGATGATGATACAACAGCTTTTACTGATGTATCTGATGAAAATGTTACTAAAAAAACAAGTTTTGCAAGTATTAAAGCATTTTTTAAGAAATATTTTGATACTTTGTATAATAACTATGTTTTACCTAAAGCAACGATTGATTCATTAGGCGGAATAAAACCTGATGGAGATACAACTACTGTTGATGAAAATGGAGTTTTAAGAGCAGTTGCAATGGAAGCAGCCGATTATACAGCGAGAAATACTCTTGCAAATCATAAAGATACTAATGTAAATAGTGAAGTAGGAGTGCATGGAATAAGATTTTTCAATAACATATTATCCTATAAGGATGATGAGGAAGTGTGGCAGAAAATTGGAGACGATACAATAGACTCACGAGTATCATTGCTTGAAAAAACTATTTACAATAACATTGATGCAAATGCTTTTCTAATAGTGTTTGATAGCCTAACAGGAATAAATTTATCTGCCGGAAGTTATAATACTACTACTAAAGTAATTGAATGCTGATAGTAACTATGAACATCAGAATTGAAAAATAATTACTATGTTTATAGTATAAAAATGGTGATTATATGAAACAACATGAAAGCAAAGAACCTTCAGAATTAACTGTAATAACTAAAGCAAAGGATTTAGTGAAACATACGATGATCCTTACAAGCAATACGGATAGATACCCTAAAAAATACAGATTTACATTAACAGATAGACTACAAAACAAGGTATTATCAATATATGAGTGTTTGCTTGAAGCTAATGAATTAAATCTGAATGTTCCTGAAGAAAGAAGGCAACGACAAGCTCTCCAAACGAGGGTTTTAACATATACAAAAGAACTCCTATATTTTATTGAGTTATCAGTAGAATTAAAATTGTTAGAGTTAAAAAGTGCTGAATATTGGAGCAAATTAGTTTTTGATATTCGCTATATGACTATGGCATGGAGAAAAAAAGATAATTCTCGTTAGTTTGCCGTTCAGGGTATATCTTGTTAGCTCGTAATGTCAATTCTTCCGGTGCCCTTAACAACAATAATGCATACAATGGTAATAGGGGTGTGCGTCCGCTCTGATGTAACATGAGACCGAGTAGGCTTAGCCGAAAGCAGAGTAACATCATCAAAGGAAGATATATCCTTCCCTTATAGGGTAAATACAAGATTGCTGATGCAAGTGTTTTAGAAATAACGCACAAGCTATATACAGCAAGGAGGTTTTATTATTTATGACAGACTTTGAAAAAGTCTATGATTTTGAGAATCTTTATAAGGCTTATCGAAAAGCAAGATTAGGTAAGCGATGGAAAGATGCAGCAGCGAAATATGAAATAAATGCATTAGATGCAACTCATTTCTTGAGTAACTTATTAAAAACACAGACCTATAAACCTTCAGAATATAAAACTTTTAAGGTTTATGAGCCAAAAGAGAGAGTAGTAATGACAAATAGTTATAAAGATAAGGTTGTTCAACACAGTCTTTGTGATAATGTGCTTGAGCCAAAGTTATCTAAACAATTTATTTATGATAATTACGCATCTCAAAAAGGCAAAGGCACACATTTTGGATTAGATAGAGTTGTATTATTTATGCGAAGCTATTACCGGAAGAATGGCTTAAATGGGTGGATTTTAAAATGTGATATTACTAAGTATTTCTACAATATTCGACACGATATTTTGAAGCAACAAGTAAGAAAGTCTATACAAGATGAAAAATGTTTGTGGCTTATTGATATGATTATTGATAGCACGGATGGAGTGGGAATACCTATTGGCAATCAATCCTCTCAATTATTCGCTCTGCTTTATCTTTCCGATTTAGATCATTACATTAAAGAAAAGCTAAAAATTAAGTATTATGGAAGGTATATGGATGATTTTTATTTGTTACATCCTGATAAGGAATATTTGAAATATTGTTTATCGGAAATAAAGAAAATTGTCGAGAGTTTAGGGTTAAAACTTAATCCTAAAACTCAAATAATGCCTATATCACAAGGACTTGATTTTCTCGGATTTCATACATACATAACTTCTACCGGAAAGGTTATTAAGAAAATAAGACGAAGAAGCAAAAACAATGTAAGGAGAAAATTAAAGAAAATGAAGCATCTTGTAGATGAAGGAAAAATAACAATAGAAACTCCTATGCAGTCTTATGAGAGTTGGAGAGGACACGCAAGTCATGGTAATAGCTATCATCTTATAAGAGATATGGATAGATATTATCAAAGGTTATTCAAAAAAAGGAGATGAATATAATGTCGCAAAGATTGAGCGATTTACCTGTCGGATCTTTAGTAAAAGATACCGGCAGTTTATTTTTAAACAAACCTATTATATGGAAGATTGCTGATAAAAACCATACAGGTTATCCTGATGGTGCAATTACTCTTATTACAGAAAGAAGTATTGCAATGCGATGCTTTGATGCAAAAGAATCGAGTAATAGCACTTCAGATAGACAAAGTTATGGTAATGGTAGATATGCTGTATCTAATATTCGTCAATGGCTTAATAGTGATGCGGAAGCAGGGAAGTGGTATTCAGCACAACATAGTGCAGATGCTGCACCAAATAGTTCTAATGTATATCAAAATAGCAATGTTGCAATAAATCCTTATGATACAAATGCAGGTTTCTTAAATGGATTTTCTGATAATTTTAAGAAAGCTCTATTAGAGACAAGTTTAGTCGTTGCCAAGCATACAGTTGATGGTGGCGGAAGTGAAACAGTAACAGATAAGATATTTTTAGCATCAAATACTGAAGTAGGATTAGCAAATGAAAATAATATTGAGGAAGGAACTTTGCTACCGATATTTAGTGATGATGCAAGTAGAATTGCGTATGTTACAGCAGAAGGTTTAGCGGATAGTAATTATGCAAGTGATCCGGCAAATGATACAACAGCTTGGTATTGGTGGTTAAGAACACCATATATGGATAATTCTGGAAGAGCTCGTCTTGTCAATTCTTCCGGTGCCCTTAACTACACTAATGCATGCAATGGTAATAGGGGTGTGCGTCCGCTTTGTAATCTACCCTCTTCAATCTTGGTATCTGATACTACGGATGCTGATGGCTGCTACACTTTATCATTTCCGAGAGAAATGAATTTTGATTTATCAACTCCGATCGAAGCTGAAAATATGCCGGAGAGAATTGCGGTTGAATTGGGAGCAAAAATTCCATTTGGAGCGAATTGGTCGGTTAAAGTATGTAACAATGCAAACGATGAAAATCCGACTTGGGAAGATTGCACTTCTGAAGTTAAAGCAAATTTAGTTCATGTTTTTACAAATAAGACAAAGACTGCTGCAAATTGGGCAATAAATATTAAAGTCGAGGTTGAAGCAACAGGAATTGAAGGCGAGTGTTATGTTTCAGGAATAGGAGGTAATTGGGAATGAGTATCTTAATAAAGAAAAAGAGTATGAAAGAAAAGCAAGTAGATTTAGCTTTTCAAAAATTACTGCAAAATTTAAACCTTTCTGATGCTGAAGCAATGGAAGTGGCGGATTTATATCCAAAATGGCAATCAGGAAAAACTTATGAAGTAGGAAAAATAGTGAAATACGGAGTTAATTCAGACAATGAGACACAACTATATACTGTACTTCAGGAACACACTTCTCAAGAAGATTGGAAGCCTGATGCTGCAACATCGCTGTATAAAAAAGTCGGTTTTACCGATTCAGGAATTGCAGTATGGACACAACCTCTTGGAGCAGCAGATGCGTATATGAAAGGCGATATTGTTTCTCATAATAATTCAACTTGGATCTCAACAGTAGATAACAATGTGTGGGAGCCATCGGTTTACGGATGGGAAGTGAAAGAATAATGCTTTTAGAAATACCTAAAGAAAAGATAAAGCGAATTGATATTATCAATACTGAAGGAATGACAGGCGAAGAAGTTTATAAAAAATATATGCCGGATTATTTAATAAATCTCGCTCTTTATGATATGGCAACAGGAAAAAATATAACCCATTTGAAAGACGAAGGAATTTCAAGTGGGTATTTATTTTCTGATGAAGGAATTGGAATTAAAAATGATAATGAGATAATATGGACTACAAAAAGCGACAAAAATGTTAGAGATTTTGTCGCAGGAAGTCCTATTTTGGTGAAAAATGGCGAAAAAAATATCGAATGGGGAAACAAAAAATCCGACTATGTCTCAGGCATCCATAATCGCTCTGCAATCGGTTTTAATGCCGATAAGGTAATCTTATTTAGTTCAGACAAGAAAATGGATTTAGAGGAATTGTCGCAAGGCTTAATTTCAGCAAAATGTCAATTTGCAATAAATTGTGATGGCGGTGGAAGTTGTCATCTACAAAAAGGCTCGAAAGTTTATAAAAAGTCAACTCGCAAAAATGCAAGTTGGCTTTTAATATTTTTAAATTATGAAATTGGCTATATTGATTATTCAGGGACTCCGGAGGTGAAGAAAATGAAGAAGGTATTTTTAGGAGTTGGACACGGAGGAAAGGATTGCGGTGCAGTTGCTAATGATTTAAGGGAATCTGATATAAATCTATCTGTTGCAACAGCTTGTGCAGATGAGTTATTAAGACACGGAATAGAAGTTAAATTAAGTAGATATACAGATGAAGATGATCCATTAACTGAAGAAATTAAAGAGTGTAATGAATTTGATCCTGATATTGCTATTGATATTCATACTAACGCAGGAGGGGGAGATGGTTTTGAAGTTTACCATCATTCCGGAGGACATAATTCAAAACGATTAGCGGAATTTATTGAATCTGAAGCAAGACAATTAAATAATAGCAGAGGATTAAAAACAAGATTAAGCGATAAAACAGGAAAAGATTATTATGGTTTTATTCGTGATACAAATCCACCGGCAGTTATTGTTGAATGTGCTTTTATTGATAATGCTTCAGATATATCTGTTGTTGATGAAGCAGAAGAACAAAAGGCTTTCGGAATAGCTTATGCAAAGGGAATATTAAAATATTTTGAAATAGAGTATATTCCTGAAGATGAGGTAACCGACAAGAATGTCGCTGACCTCGTACTTGCGATAGATAGCAAAGAATATATGGTTGATGGAGTGAAAAAGATTTCTGATATAGCACCTAAAATCGAGAATGGAAGGACATTAGTGCCTATTTATCTGTTAAGGGAATTAGGCTTAACAGTTGAATGGAGAGAAAAAACGAAGGAGGTGTTAATATGGAAATCCTAAAAAGGGTAGCAAAGCTAATTGATTTAAAGAGTATCATTACAATTCTTATGATTATAGCTTTAATAGTGGGATGGTTTACACACAAAGTTACTTCAGAGCAGTTTATTCCACTTGTGAATATGATACTTATATTTTATTTCGCAAAAAAGGATAGCACAGGAGGGGAGAGCTGATGGAGGAAAATTTCCAAAGAGAAGTTTTAGACCGTTTAATAAAAATTGAGACTAAAATGGATAATTTCTCTGAAACGGCTAAAAAAGCAGAATCTGCATACAACACTTCTCTGCGTAATGCAGAGGATATAAAGGAGATAAAGGAAAGAAATAAATGGTTATGGCGTACCGCTATCGGTGCTGTTATAACAGGAGCAATAGGAATACTTATAGCAGTAATAGAAATTAGTATTTTTTCATAAGACAGGCTCTCTTTTGAGAGCTTGTTTTATTTATAGTAGTGAAGATCTACCGCCATACGATTTTGCATCGTAAATCTAAAAGCTAATTAGCTTGGGAGGTAGTATCATGAAAGCAACAAAATTGGAGCTTTTGAGAAGAAACGGAACAAAATGTATGTTGTGCGGAAAGGATGTAGGGAAAAGGATTCAATGGCATCACCTTGTACCTAAATATGCAGGTGGAGATGATAGTTATGCTAATGGAAGTTTATTGTGTCCAAATTGCCATACAGAAGTACACGAGTACAGCTATGGCGATGAAGAATATACTAACTTTACGCAGCAAATTATCAAAAACAAGCAATGAGAAAGGCTCTCTTTAGCGGAGAGCCTTTTTTAACTGTTTAAAAGAGAATAAAATTCTTTTAGCTTTTCTGCATTTTGCTTTTTTAGTGCAGCAAGTTCTGCAGTTGTCGTTTTTAATGCTGAATTTGTACTATAAATATAATAAATTTCGAGTATTATCCATAAGATTAGAAAAAATATATATGTTTGTATAGGATAATTAAATAAATAATATGAAAAATACATATATTTCACCTCCCCTATTTACATAGTAACTATGAATATGTGAATTGTCAAAAAGTAACTATAAACATAGGATAAATTTGAGGTGAAATTCTATGAGGATAGTCGAAATAAAAGATTATGGCAAGGTAAAAATAAAACTTAAAGAATATATGGATTCAAGAGATATAAGCAGAAATAGTTTGGCAGTAGATGCAAACACAAGATTTGAAGTAGTTGATAAGTGGTATCGAGGGGATGTCGAAAAATTAGATTTAGATGTACTTGCAAGATTTTGTTATGTTTTAGAGTGTGATATTGGAGATATAATTGAATATATAAAATAGAAAGTTGGTGCAATTTTGGTGCAATTTTAAGAAAAAAGTTGCAAATTTGCACCAAAAATAGCAAAGTTAATAAATTAAGGAAATAAGTATTTAAGCGGTTTGCGAGGTTTTTGAAGGTAGCAACAAAAACCCATCACCCGCTCCAATTAAAACT